CGTTGATCTTCTTTTTCAGTAGACTCTTCATCTACATGAGCAGGCAATCCTTTGTGTTTGGTCTTGGCAAAGTCTTCAGCATCTTTTTTGCCCATTGACTTGGCTACTTTACCAACTTCCTTGCTGGCTGGCTTTTCACCTTTTTGTGCGGCATGAACCATGCCCATGAATTTTTGTTGTGCCTTGCTTTTTGCTTTTTCAGCAATAGGCTCTTCTTCGGCACGCTCTGCATGCTGTGACAACATGTAATCACGGGCTGTGTCAATGTACTCTTTGGCCAATGTAATTTTTTTCTGTACCCACTCTGGCAAGTTTTCTTCGTCTTTGAGTATGCGATGCAATTCTTTGGCTGCATTCATAATAGTGTGCATCTGCTCTTTAGCCATGTCGCCTTCACGATCATACTCGCCATGATCAACACCTTCGCTGCTCATATTGCTTGCTCGTGTCATCATAACACCGTCGGTGTCAAGATCTTCTTCGGTCTTTTCTTTCTTCACACGCTTGCCATTGACCATTTTATATTTCCAACTTCCTTTGGTCACAGTCTCTTGATCTTTTGGTTTTGCAGATTTTGGACGGCCTTTTTTCTTGGGCTCGTCGCTTTTAGCTTCGTCGTCGGTGTCAATTTCTGTGTCAACTGCTTTACGAGTATAACGCTTGCTGTAGCCAGTGTCTTGTACGTCATAACGACTGTGTGACTCAGCATCTTTTTTTGCTTGTTGTTGTTTCATAAAGTCAGCGTCAAATGCTGTGCCTTTGCTACGTGGCTCTTTCTTTTTGCCAATTGCACCTTTGATTGCTTCGGCTGCAACATCGCCTAACATTTCGTCAACTTCTTTTTTAGCGCCAGCAATCTTGTCAGCAAATGTAATCTTGTCTGTGGGAGGAGCTAACTTAGCAAATGATTTTTGCTTTGGGGTCATTGCTGTCTCAAAGCCAACAATGTCGGCTTCCTCAATACTACTTGTATCTGTAAATTCTTTGTTGCCTACTTTAAACTTACCACCCTTTGGTGTACTAGCCAAGGCGCCAGTAAATGCGTTACCTTCGTCGGTCATTCCTTGACTTTCGTCATACTTGTCATACCGGTTGCGAATGTTACTCATAGTCTTGTCGCTGGCATGCTCACGTCCGGCTTTTTGCAAGGCCTTCATGCCCTCATCACCATATTTCTTTTTACCAATAGCTGCTTGGAATGCACTTTCATCCATTTCACTTTCTTTTGGATGACGCAACTTGTTCAACACAGCACCGGCCACACGCTCACCAGCGTCCTTAGAACCATAACGCTCAGCAGCACCTTTGGCAATCTTGCCAAAGTTTTTGCCTGGCTGACCTAGGTCTTTGCCAGCACGGCCAGCTTTGGCACTGTAACCGGCTTCGGCTACATCTAATGACTCTGCCAGCTTGCTCTTAGGAGCAGTAGCTTTAGCATCTTCGCTAATTTGTTTAGCGTCTTGTTTAGCAGCCAGTTTGGCCAATCTTGCATTTAGGTCGTAAAAAAAACTCATTTATATTATCCTCTTGGGTTTGCGCCAGTGGCTGGCTTTGGTGGACGACTTACTTTAGTCATTGGACTTTTATTGCCCATTGGTAAATCATTTGTTGTTTTGGCAGGAGGTGTCTTACCACCGGCCACAGTGAAGTCACTGCGATATGTATTTTTCAACACCGCATGTTGATATGGATTGGCCGAATAGTCTTTACTCAGTGCCTTTTGTTCAGCATCTGGTGCAGGATAATCTGTGTCAGTCAACAAATCTTTGTTTTGATCTTCAACTTTTTCTTTTTCTTCTGCCATGCTATCTTCATACGGCACAGTTAACATACGAATACGATTTGGATCAAGTCCTAGAAGTTGAGCAAGTTGTTGAACTTGTGGCTCAATTGCTGGATAGCGGAATTCCACATCCATGTGAGTCACTCGGTCGTTTTCAAATGCAGGAAAGTCTGCTGGTTTCAACTGCACAGGCGTAGTCTTAGGAGCAGAAATTTTAACAATGTCAAATTGTTTTAATTTTTCCTCTAACTCTTTTAAGAAGTATGCTGGTGCTTCACCTACAAATTTAATGCGATAATTGTAGGTTCGTTCGCTTTCTGTTAGATAATCTTTGAAATGTTTCATATTATTTTCCTATATGATATTTATGCTTCTTTGTTCTTTTGGTCATTTGCGCCCTTGAGCATTTCCAAAAGATCATTACGACTCAGCACCTGGCCGTGTGCTGTTTGTGATGGTTCGTCGCCTTGTACATCACGGTCTAATTTGACTTTTTTCATTTGCAACTCAATCATCTTGAGTTTTTTATTAAGTTTGGCTGTTTTAGCTGTCAGCGCATGCCCTAACATGGCGCCTGCAACTGCAAAGATTTCACTAGCATATCTGCTGTCTACATTAAACCCAAGATCCATCAGATTATCAAACGTCTCCTGCGCTTTACTAGCAATGTCGTCCATTTCCTGGTCGCTAGCATCTAATCCTTTAACTGCCGGAAGTGCCTGATCAATTTTATCAATGGTATCATTGATGTCTACTATAGCCGACTGTGTTGCAGGTATTGTTGTAATTTCTGCAGGGTCGGATTGATCAACAGCTTTGGGTAAATCAAAAAGGTCTTCAAGTTTGCGAGTCATAGCGTATTTACCGTATTTTAACGGAGGTTGCTACTTTCGCCCATTACGAAATATTTGATCTTCGTTAATAACCCTAAAGGTCAGTCCGTTTCGACGAGCCCACTTGGTGGCAGCATCCCACTTGGAATAGTTAACAGCCACAATTGCTCGTTCTTTTGCGCTGGCTTTGCTTTCAATAATGCTTTGTTTTTTGGGTTTAATTTCAATTAACTCAGCTACAACTTGATTGTTTTTGGTACGATATGTGATTAAAAAATCTGGTATGTACATGCTGGACTTGCCAGTTATTGGATTGCGGTATGGTATACTAACGCTTTCGCTGGCCCATTGAAGGATATGATCGTTGGTGTCGCAAAAACGCATGAATGCGTGTTCCCAACCACTGCGATATCTAGGAGTACCTTTGCCTACATACTTGTCTGAATTAAGAATTTGATAACTGCCTTGGGCAAATTTGCTCATAATCGAATGTTGTGTGCGGCGTAGTAATTTGGTGTAGTTGGTGCATTGAGTCCTAGCAAGGTACTAGAACTTCTGTTGCCGTTGAGATAATAAGCCAATGTCAGTGTTAACTCTGGCACACCAAGCCCTTGAATTTGTTGCAATAATGTCATTACAGGAATGTCGCTTTGTTCTGCAATTCTGAACAAGGTAACAGCAAAATTTCCTGCGGCTTCGGCTGTGCCAAACACACTGTTTAAATAACTAAACACTGCATCATATTCTTGTGCAGGAACGTTGGCAGAATATGCATAGAACTCGTCAAAAATTTGTACGGTTTGATCAATCTTGTTATTGATACTGTTGACTGATCCCATGATTAACGTCCTTGATTATTAAGTAATGATTGAGTAGGAGTTGGCAACTGAACTGTGGTTTGTCCATTTAATCCAATGGCAGGACCGGCGGCTTTTGGAAATACCATTCCATTAGCACTGTTCATAGCAACTCTTACTGCGGCTGGCAACACCTGTCTGGCAGCGTCTTGAGCATATTGACGAAGTTCTGTATTGGCCAGGCTCTTAAGATCTTTGCCTTTGAATGTTTCATATGATGTTCCGGCTTTTTGTATGGCACCAAGTATGTTTTGCACACCACCGCGACCACTTGCCAATGCTGCTAAGTCTGAGAATGTTCCCTCAACCGCATCTACTAGGCCGCCTTGTCCAAACACCGTGGCAGTTGAGCCTGGACGTGCCAGTGCGCTCTTAACTGTATCGTAACGATTAGGATCACCAAACCCAACTACAGTATTACTAGGAGTTGCGCCGCCCACTGCGCCACTACCATACTTGACTGTTTCATATCTAATACTCATAGTATGTGTCATTATATCGCCACCCGCGGTATAATCATAGGTGTCGTGTTGCCACTCGGTGATCATTGGATTGATCAATGTATAACTTGCATACTTTTTTTGACTAAGACCGTATATGGTTATATCTCTGAAGAATGCAGGTTTACCGCCTTCTTTGCCAGCACCAATGTTTTTTAATCCATCCGAGTAGCTTTCACCAATATATCCCCAATCGTTGACTGGACGGCTGTTGGTATAGGTGTCTCTGGTGTTGTAACTAAACCCTTGTTGCATGCTGGCCAATTGTCCAATGGTTCCGTCAGTTACTGCAGCTCCTTGATATGAATTGGCTGTGTCTTTGTAGTAGTAACTCATGTAGTTGTACCACATGTTGCGAATCAAGTCTCCTTGATCGTCGTTAAAAACAATTTGTACAGGATTATAATCTAGTTTAGTTTGAACCAATCTTTTACGATTGTATTGATTCATTGTTTCTACATTTATTGTGTAGCTTGGTAATTGTGCGGACTTGACTACAAGTCCAACTGTGGCAACATCACCGCTACCAAACACCTTCTGTAATGCAGGAATTTGTCCAGTGTTGATGTTAAAAAACACGTGGAAAAGAAATTTATAACGAGGCAGTAACTCGTACTGATTGGTCCTAAAGATTTTGGATGCATGCGCATAATCTTTAAGACCATCGACACCAAAGAACCCCTGAAGGAAATCCTGGCCGAAACTCATAATCGTTTAGATTGTAGTTTCGGAAGTACCAGCGCCTGTTGCAACATCACCAACGGTTCTGCCAACAGTAGCTCCAATACCGCTACCAGTTGGGGTTTGTAATGCATTGTCAAAACGCAAGGTCATGGAAATTGTAGCCACAGCACTCTCGCCGTAGTCCATATTGTTGTAGTTTACTTCTTGTAAGTAGCAACCATAAATTTCCCAAGTTTCAAGAGCAATTGGTTCATATGCGCCATTGCCGCCGTCCAATACTTCAAACCGTGTAAGGAATTTGTAATCGATACCACTAGCAGCAGATGATTGCTCCATGAAGTCTAGTTGTTTCTGTAACTGTTCGCCAACCAACTTAGAAACTGTACCGCCGGCATCATCACGCACTTGGCATGTAAGGTCGCCCCAACTGTGTTTGCCAGCAAGTTTGATTGTGCTGTTATACACAGGAACATCAATATTTTCAAAGGTAACAGTTGGACGTGTAAAGTCCATAACCTGTTTGGTTAATTCTGTTCTAGGTGTGCTCACACCAAAGTTTTCAAATACCACTCTAAAGCGGTATTTGAGTTTGGGCATCAACAATCCCTGATTTGGGTTACTTTGGTCACTTGCCAAAGGTACTGTCATTCTACTAAGCGATGAAACGGCCATTTGTTATCTCCTGTGTACTATTATTTATCGTAATCTATTCAAGTAGTTTTTGGGGCTATTACACCCCAAAAACCTTATGCATTAAGACGCCAGTCCTGCAGCAATCTCTCCTGTGTTCTTGATACGAACTGGAATATAGATGAACTCAACTGCTTTAACGGGTTCAATCGCTATATCTACGTAGAGTTCATTACGATCAATACGTGCTGGGGTATTATTGGTCAGATCACAAATTACCAAGTAGTCATAGATACCACGTTTGGCTACCAAGTCGATCATCAAACTATCAATTGAATTACGGATCTCGTTACGTGTAATTTGGTCATTTGGTTCAAACAAGAATTGTTTACCAATGCTTTCTAAACGTCCACGGATAAATGCAATCAACCGTGCCACGTTAATACGATCCAACGCACTTGTTACCTGGGTGGTTGTCTTGTTACCAAAGTTGGTAATACCAACACCTGGAATAAAGGTAATTGGATTGATACTGTTTTCGTATAGTGTGTCACGCAATCCTTGACGTACACCTAGGCTTTCAAACTCGCCTGTTACACTGTTAATATAACCAATCTGTGCAGCATTATCAACTACACCGCGACGTGTTCCAGCAGGTGCCAACCAAGGAAACGCCACTTCGTCGTTACGAATAATTGTACGAAGCATCATGTGACTTGGTGGTTGTACCACTGCACTACCTGTGGTATCTGTGGTTTGGCAACTTGGATAGAATACACCACTGTAAACATCTCGTGTGATCAAGCCATCTGCTGTTGACAATCCAAGACCGTCGTTATTGCTGGCCCATGGTAAAATATCTTCTGGTGCCAACCGCAATGGTGTGTCACTCACAACAAACGCTGTGTTGTTGCGTTCGTTGTTGAGTGCTACCAAGTTAGGCAACAGTTCTGGATACTGCGGGGAAGCAATCAAGTTAAACACACGTTGTTCTTCACGAGCACCGGTGCTTGTATCAACGCCTGCTTTGAGTGCTTGTACAATCAAGGCACGTTGAGCTTGGCGGCCCATGTATGGACTGCCGTCGTTCTTGTTGCCACTGGCTGTTACCCATGCATTTGTTTCTGTAGGCAATACGCTGTCAGGGAATGTTGTAGCGTTGAAGTAATCAACTTGGAAGCTCTTGACATTGAAGCCCGAACGACGTGTGTTGAATAACAACATGCCTTGTGGATACAAGCTAGGATCAGGAGCATCTAAATCCAAATAGTCGCTGGTCAACAAACTTTCGATTGTTGGGTAAGGATCTGTGATTGGATTGGTTGTACCGTTTGGTGCCCAACGTGCATCTGCAAACAATACACCATTCTCTGTAGTTTGGTCGGTATTATCAATAGTGACCCACTGATCTGCACCATTTACCAAACTCCAACGACTAATTACTGGATAGTTTTCTAAATCACTTGTGTCAATCCACAAATCTCCATATTGCAATGGGCTTTGTGCTTCGTCGTTTTGTGTGAGTGGTGCTGTGGCACTAAAGATAGGACCACTTGCATTGGTCAAACTTAAATTGTCACCGCGCACATCATTAGTAACGTTTTGATAGCCAAACCATTCGCCATTGTCTTGAATCATAATGTCAACTTGGTTTGTAGCTGAGTAGTACCATAAACGTCCGTCAGCTGGATCTTGATCCGGCGCAGAATCACTGGCTGTGTAGGTAAATGTTGTCGACCCTACCCAGTTACTCAAAATAAGACCTTGTGCTACACCGTTGTTGTAGCGTTGACGAATTCCGCGCACTGTGGTATTGAATCCAGCTGTTGTTACAGGAGTTCCAATACTGTTAATCAAAATGATTGTACCACCTTGGCTGTGAGTCAACACAATTGAGCCGGCACTATTAACCGATGCACTTACATATGGAACTGCAGCAGCACTAACAGCAGCCACAAAGTTTGAAACTGTTGTTCCAGTTAATGTTGCAGTTACTGGCGTTGAGAATGTGCCACTTTCAGAACTAGAAGCACTGATTGTAAATGTATTTCCACTTATAAACGGACCAGGTGCACTGTTATCGCCAGTGATTATTGTAGAGCCAGTTGAGTATCTTTCCAATAAAAGGAATGTGCTGGTTGAATCGTTGTAAATGTCACCTTGAGCATAGGTGCTACCAGCTGTGATGGTTTTGCCGCCGCCACTTGGGTCAATTGCAAAGTTAGCAGCTGCATCGTTACCATAAACATTACAACTTTGCTGTACAAAGGTGCCCAGTGTGCTGTTATATTTTTTAACAATAAGATTTGTTCCTAAATTTACATTGTTAATTTTTTGCCACACAGAACCAGTTGGACGTCCACCGTTGGTGTCAGATGTTCTCCAACGTGGTACATTGTAGCTGTAATTTGCATAAAAGTCTGGAGCAACATACAAACTAGCTGTGATGCCCAATGCTGTCAGTGGTGTTCCTGTTCCGTTGGCAATTTCAACTAGGCCTTCGCCCAATGAACTACCGTCGCTGATTGCAAAACGATCAGCATAAATTTGTAATTTGTTGCCAATAAACGCTGAATAAACGCCAGTGATATTAGCATTGTTAATGTCATTACTTACAGATTCAACATCGGTGCCAGTCAATATAACATTGGTCCCGTTAATAACAATACTGTTACTAACAACCAGAGTTGGATTAGAGTTAGCGCCCTGTATTGTAGGCCATGCTGTTTTCCAGTCATCGCTTCCTAACAATACCCAGGTGTTGTATAATTCACTCAAATAGATACTGCTGGTTTCTGCAGATGTTGGACCACCACGCTTGTAATAACTAGGATTAAGTGTGCTAGTCGCTGTAACTGCATAATCGCCAATGCTTCCAAGACTTTGCAATGGCACTGTGCTTGATGTTTCTAAGTCAGCAGTATCTGTGATTACCAGTGGTACTTTGTTTGTAAATGCGCTGGTAACTTGATTCCACTCAAAAATTCCCCATAGTGTGTTAGCAGTATCCAACCAGTATGTTCCTTCGTTTGGACTGCCGGTTGGACGAACCAATGTTGCTGTTAATTCAGCAAGATCAATGTCCACACGCTGAATATAACAACGATTAGAAACGCCCAATGCACTGTAGGCAGCCAATAACCCGTATTCGTTGAGTTCGTAACCGTTGATCGGTGTTCCTGTTGTAGTTTTATAAAAGAAGGGATTGCCAAATGTAGCCAACAAATCACGCTGACTGCTCATTAAGTAAACACGATTTGCGTTGGCTGCCAATGTGCCAGCTGCAACGCCAACTCCGGCACCAGAAACTTTGTTCTGTGCTGTTGCTAATAAAATGTACGGTACCGAGTTAGTTGCTGATGGAATATATTGACTTTCATCAATAATGCTAACTTGTACGCCAGGTGATATAAGTGCCATGGTAATTCCTTTTTTCTAGTTAAAGATATTTATCGGAATGCCTAAAAAGAGCATGGTATTGGTGCCCTTACTGTAAGGTTCGCAATAATAAATACCACATGAGACCCATATGTCCTGCCTGTAATCAACGCCCAAGGGCTATAAATTGCCACAGAGACGGCATAATTTATTACCGCAGCAAGTGTGAAATGTGCAATCGCAAAGGTAGGAAAATCAAACCGCCAACACCAAGATGGGAATTAAGCGGATATAAGAAAAAACCCACATGTGATCGATGTGGGTTCAAAGCAAAATATGCAGGGCAGTTGCTAGTATATCACGTCGATGGCAACATGAATAATAGCAGTCTGCGCAATTTAAAAACCATTTGTTTAAATTGTGTTGTAGACGTTAAGAAGAGCTTGTCAACTTGGCGGCCCGGGGATCTTGAACCAGACTCTTAATTTGTTTGTAAAGATTATCAAGTCCGTCGGCATTGTTATCAATTATAGCATCAAATTCCGTACCAACCCAAGCTGTTTCGCTGGCATGAACATTAAACTTTTCCAAGCGGTCTTTGCTTAACCGCCATTCTATGTTGTTAGGACCCTGATTTACAATTTTAGCCAAATCGTACCATTCGGGTTCTGGACCGCGAATTACCCTAATAACAATGCCGTCGGCATCTTTGATTGCTTTAATTTCGTTAGGAAAACGGCAGTCAGAAATCACTACGTCATCGGTGGTTTTTCGAAGTTTATTTTCCAGGCTTGCAATCCAGATGTTGTCGTGAAAACCTTTACGGCAAACTTCTGTGCCCCAAAGTTGCAATACTAGCCTAGGAGTTAAATTAGGCATGTTTAAGCGTTCAGCCCACCATGTGTCAACTTGTTCGCGCCAGGCACGGCTTTCTTTGGTGCGCCCTTCCAGCAACTCGCGATCCCACCCAAACACTGCAGCTACAGCATCTTTAAGGGTGTGGGCAAATGACTCACGTCGGAACTGATGTATGTTTTGCAAGTAATCTGCAGTGGTATCTTTTCCAGATCCAATAAGTCCACATACACCAATAATCATGCCAATTCCTTTATGTTAAAATGTTTAAGAGTAGTTTGTAATAAGTCAATTTGTCTACGGCAATCCTCTAGAGCATGATGACTGGTAGGAGGTTTTGGTAGTCCTGGCCACAAGCTAAACACAGTACGACTATCACGCACGGCATAGAACTGCCAAGGGATCGGTTTGCCATAACTCTTGTATGCATGCTCTAGGATATTCATGTCGTAAGTTGGGCCTTGTGCCCAAATACGTTTACTGTGCCAGATCAACTTGCCCAACTCGTCCAGAGCCCGATCCAACGGTATACGACCTTCTTCATTGAACGCTTCATCTCTTGCTGCCGCAGGTTGAGTAGCCCACCAATCAATGGTACCTTGTTGTATGCTACGATTTTCTTGGCTTTCCAGAGTTACTCTGGCATAGTATTGTTGATCAAAGTTATGAATACCAAATGGATCAAATGCCTGTGCGGCAATGGTTAATATTGTTGTGTCTGGTCCTGTGCCCAGGCCTTCTAAGTCTATCATGAGATCCATGCTGTAAGTATAACATAGATTACGATAAAAGTCTAGTAGGTTTTAACCAATTACCCAGGTAATAGGTTGGCTACCATCAACATAGTTTTTGAGTTGCTCAATTTGAACATCCATTTGAGCTTGTGCTTCGGCCTTCATTGCGGAATTC